CCCTTTCGGGGGTCTGAGACATCAGCGGTGATGTTTCACATGTTCGTGAATTCGGACCTGTCACCTTGCTACGTCTGGAGGATCTTTCATGTCGTACGGTCGTTTTCGGCAACTTGAGTTTCCATACCATCGCCAAGACAAGATAGGGGAGTTTTATGTCCTCAATACTCGTAATGGCCTGACCGGAAACCACACATCTGTTGCAGACCCAACGTCTGCTGGAACAGTGCATGCATATCGACGGTGCTGGGACTCGGTAAATCCTGGCCCTCCGTTTCGAACGGGCACCGGTATGTTCATGTCTAAGTTGCAGAAGCCACTCGAAGTTCAGGGAGGCGGACAGATACAGTCTAAGCCGTTAACTACAGGTATCCCGGCGTCCGTTCAACGGAAAACCGGTGATAAATGTGTTAGGGTGTACGCTGGTGGGTTTTCCCTTGGAGGGGTTACCCATGGTTTCGGGAGTCTAGGGACCTTAGAAGGTCTCCCAGACCCTGAAATCTACAACGAAGTCAACCCTGATGACTTGACAGATCTCGGAAACAGGGCCTATCGATTACTGGCCCCGAAACCTGAGGAAGCTGGTCTTGCGCAAACTCTTGCAGAGTGGCGCTCGATGCCAGGAATGTTGCGTACTTCGTCTGAGGGTCTTTCCACAACCTGGAAAGCCTTGGGCGGCTCCATTTCTGGTGCCTCCATGGCCCCTAAGAAGGTCGCGGAGCAGTTCCTCAATTTCCAGTTTGGCTGGAAGCCCTTTCTCAAGGACATGAAGGACGCACACAACGTTCTGAGTGACTTCGACGCCTATGTTGAACGCATTCGCGAGCACAATGGCGTCTGGAGAAAGAGGACACGTAAGGAAGACGTAGTTGAGGGCGAGGAGGTGCTCTACCAAGGTCAGAGTAACACCAACGCTTGCTCACCCGCGCTTTTTGCGAGTGAGTTTCTAGTACCTGGGTCTTGCTACCAGACGGTCACGCGTCAGAAAATGACGCGCGTCTGGTACACAGGAACCTTTAAGTACTATCGCCCGGAATTCGACTATACGAAAAAGATGAATACGGCTTGGCGCCGTGTTCAGCAGCATATTACTGCATTAGGACTCCGCGTGAGTCCGAGTATAGTCTACAAGGTGACACCGTGGACATGGCTGGTTGACTGGTTCGTCAATATCGGAGACTTTGTAAAACGAGTCGAAGATATGGCGTCAGACACCATTGTGTCCAGGGACTTCTACCTGATGAGACATTCGTATGTCCGTCTAGAATACCGGAAGCGGTTTTCTACGTTCGATGGTCAGTCCTTCGACCTTAATTGGTATAGGACTGTCGAGACCAAACGACGAGGTAGTGCAGATAGTCCGTTTCACTTTGCTCCTCTGCCTGGCGGGTTGTCCGCTATGCAGTTAGCGATCCTTGCTGCGGTCGGTTTAACCCGCTCGCAGTGATTGATCCACCGTTTTGGGATTCAATGTTGGGCCGACTTGGAAAACCGGTTCAGCACCCATCACTAACATCCAACAACTCGATGGAGGTCAACCACTATGTTACCCGATCCTCAAACACTAACAATCAATGCTGTCGCGTTCGTCCTCGCCCGCGTGCAGTCGGGATCACTCCTGACAAACACGCCGTCTGTCTATACTTCGCCTGATGATACCGTGACCCTTACGGTTCACAATCAAAAGACGAATAAAGGCAGATTTCGGCACTCGGTTCGAGTGGACGTGAAAGCGGTCGTTACCAATCCGTTAGATAGTACGACGGATTACGACACCGTGAGTCATTTCTACATCATCGATCGACCCGCCTTCGGGTTTACGGTGACGCAGGTTGACCAGCAACGGGCCGCGCTATCAGCGTGGTTGACAACGGCGATCGTGGGCAAACTTTACGGCAACGAGTCGTGAAGGGAGGTGTCCTTTGCAGGATTCCCCATGCAGACGTTGGTTGTCGTTAGTGCTCTTGATCGGTATGCCGTTCCTCGTCTTTCTGGTGTGTATCCTATTAGTGTACTGCGATTAGTCGCAGAGCTATTAGGCTCTCCGCCCGAAGACTTGGATGTCTCTTAGACGACGGCAATGCCGGTGGGTAACTGTGTGGCTTGATGCCATCCTCCGACTTTCTAGATTGGAGGTAGCATGAAGAGTACGAAGCCCGAGAGGGCCCACACTCCAAGCAACGCAAGTGATCTCCTTGAGCTCTGGGAGTCCGTCTATGAAGACGCAACCCAGAAGTGTTCCGCTGAAGTCTCTGATTTGCGAGACCTCGAAACCGTGAGGTCTCGGGTTAAAGACGAAGGGCTTTCGTTTCTCACGATTGCCCTGCCGCAGTTCGCAAAAGACTTCGAAAGAAGCCTAGCGACCGGCCGGATTGACTCAAAGTGTTTTAGGAACTTCAAGAAGCTCCTTCCACACCAAGCAATCCCTGCATTCCTGCAAGGTATGCTTAGTCGTATCTTTAACCAGGAGACAGGAGGGTTAGTTAATGACAGTCCCGATTCCCCGACTCTTGTGGAAGCAGTACGTCAAGTCTGCCTTCTCTTCAAGAAAGTCGAGTTGCCGTGTTCGCCCGAAAGGACGAAAGCGGCGATTCGGAACTTCGTTTCCGTGGAGCACGAGCTTCATCAGTTTTCTGCACCATTGGATGCGGTCGATTCATTTCGTGCCGTTTCTGAAGTGCTTTGGCGTAACCTCTTGCTGGGTGATTTACTACCTAGTTTGTTGGACCCAAAGCACGGTCCCGGTGCCACCGCTGAACGGATCCTGGGAAACCAGAAGTACGTTTGGCAGCGCTGGCACGAACGTCTGGAAGGAGTGATGCCATTCATCGGCTCCGCCTATTCTCTAGGCGTGGTCGCTGAACCATCTCTCATCCAGAAGGTTACGTTTGTGCCTGAGGACGATGAGCAACCTGTAAGGGTTGTGACCGTTCCGAAAACTTTGAAAGCTCCCAGAATCATCGCCGTCGAGCCTGTGTGTATGCAATACACACAGCAGGCGTTACAGTCGCAACTTTACGATGCGATTGAGAGCTACTGGCTCACGAAGGGTCACGTGAACTTTCGTGATCAATCAGTGAATCAGCGGCTAGCGGTGAGATCTTCGGCCACAGGTCAATTGGCGACCATTGATCTTAGTGATGCAAGTGATCGTGTTCCACTTTCACTTGTGTTGGTAATGCTAGATAGCGCTCCCGTTATCCGGGATGCTATTCTTGCATGTAGGTCGAATCGCGCAGAGCTTCCAGACGGTAGGGTTCTCACCCTACGGAAGTTTGCGTCTATGGGTAGTGCTCTGTGTTTCCCGATCGAAGCGATGTACTTCTACACCGTAATGGTGCTCGCTTTGCTACGGTTACACGACCTTCCTGCAACCCCGAGTAATTGCCGAAAGGTAAGTCGGGAGTTGTACGTATATGGGGATGACTTAATTGTCCCCACATACGCAGCGGATGCGGTTCTCGATTGCCT